CGTCTGTGTGCGCCGAGCGGACGAGCCGGTCGCAGGCATAGAGGACGGGGAGTTCGATGTCCCCATCCGGGACCGTCACCGCCGTCACATCGTCGGTCGGCAGGATATGCCAGACGGTGTAATAGACGGTTACGGCGCGGCCCACCGCCAACCCGTAGCGAAAGTTCACCGCGCCGCTCCAGAATGCCCACGCCTGCCCGTGCGTCGCGGCGGCCCCGTATGGTGTCACCGGCTGGACAATCGTCTGGGAAATTTGATTGCGGAACGCCGGTTCGTACAACGTCGCCTGATCGGGCACGGACGGCAGCGTCACGCCATCCACGACGACCGCCGGGATGTTGAGCACGCCCGTACCAAGCGGAAAGGCGGTCTGATTCGCCGTGCTGGTGAAGGTCGCGATCGCGGCGTTCGGGAAATACGCCGAGTACGCCGCGAATGCCGTCTGCAAATCGTCATTCAATTGCGCGTCGCTCCAGAGCGGCGGGGAACCGGTATCCGCCAGTTCCCGCCGCACCAGATTCCGTAGATCGAGCCGCGTGTATGTCATGGATCGCTCCTTTCAGTCGCACGAGTAGCCAGCAGTCAGTAGTCAGAACAGGAAGCGAGCCACTGACTACTGACTACTGGCTACTGGTAAAATCGGCGCCCAGATGGCGCGGAGAGTGAAGTCATCGAGCGTGTAGGAGCCGAGGTCGAGGATACCGTGCTGCACCAGCTGCCGGAGGGCAAGTTCCGCGCGACGTTGGACGATTGCGCCCCAGATCAGCCGCTTCCGGTTCGTTTTCTGCACGACGGGTTGCAACTGCACGGTCAGAGCGATGCCACTCCGCGCCTGCCCCGCCTCACCGAAACTCATGCGCGGCATCTCACCGAGATCGTCCATGATCCGGTAGAGCGCTTCGATGTAGCGGAGGTGCTGCTCCACCGAGCCGCCCGCCAGCAAATCGAGTAAATATGCCTTCGAGTTCTCCGGCAGTTCCCACAACGCGCCGGGTGCGACATTGACGCCCTGCGCGCCGGTGACATTTTCCAGCACCGTTACCGGGTTGCCGGAGAGTTCGAGAATCTGCGCGAGGATCGAGAGGCGGCGATCCAGCGCCCGGTTCACTTCGAGGATGTCCGCGAGGTCCGAGACGCCCCAGAACTCGTGCGGTCGCGGCGTGTTCGGGAAGATGAGATACGGGATGAAGCCGTACGGGTTTGCTCCGTCATGGATCGGCACGTCGTCCACCAGCACGCGATAGGTCGCGTCGCTCCATTCCTCGACGACCGTGACGTTCTCCGTCGTCCCCGCGATCAGCGCGACCGCGTACGTCACTTCCGCCGCCGTCCGGGGCACGACGCGCACCTGCCGCACGACCCGCATCCGTCGCACATCGTCCGGCGCGGACTCGACAAAGAGCGTCTGCACATCCACCGGCACGATGCGGACCTGCCCGGTGGGCAGTGAGCGGTGAGCAGTGGACAGTAGCACATTTTCTTTTCCGCCCACTCTCCACTGTTCACTGCCCACTGATTGCCACGTAATTTTGAATGCACCATCGCCGAGCACGCCCGTGTCAATCGCCGTCGCGAGATCCGCCGCGCCGAGATCATTTTCGTGCGCCACCCGCTGGAGCGCTGTTTCGATCCGCGCAGCGGTGGTCGTCGCGGCGGGCGTATCGTCGGGCGCATCCACGGCGACCGTCACCGGTTCCGGGAAAAGGTAGCTCGCGCCTTTGCGGACGAAGATGCGCGCGTAGTTCGCGACAATTGGCGTCTGCCCGAAGCCGAGCCGACCGACATCGTGCTTGCCATTGTCGAAATCGAGAAACCGCCGGTAGCGCTGAAGCCGCACATCATCATCCGCCGTGTGCCATGCCGCCCGGTGCGCCCCGGCAATCGCCGCATTCGCACTTGAACCAACCCCCGCCGTCACGACAGAGAGAAGAGGAGAGACCATCGAAGCCTCCTTTAGAGAGGTTCGGGGAATCCGTTCCTCGAACCTCGAACTCCGAACCCCGAACCCTAACTGCCGTTCACGCCGATCAGTCGCGCCGTGCCGATGGGATTCATCAAGGCGATGGAGCAGTACCATTTCACGCGGTTCCGGCTCGCATCCTTCGTTTCCAGCGAGCCGATGCGGTCCACCTGGATACCACCACTATGGATGCCCATGACGCCGGTGTTCCAGCCGAACTTGAGGGCGTAGACGGTCGAGCAGATGTTGCCGCTCGTGCCGACTGCTTTGGTATCGGGGATATTGTCGTCAATCTCGACGGGGATGCCGTCGTACCAGAGGACCATCCGCCCGAACTCATCCAGCGCGGACTGGAGAATGTTCCCCGCCGACCGCCGGAGTTGGTTGAGATTCCGCCGCGACCGCCGCGACATGAAGAGGACGTCGGGCCGCCCCGGCTTCACCGCATCAATCAGTTGGTCCATCAGGGAGAGATTGAGCGCCGCGCCGTTCGCCCCAGCGGTGATCGTCTGCGCCGCTGCTGCCGCGCCGATCCGCTTGTCAATGCCATCGAAACTATTGGCATCCACGCCCGTGTCGCCACTGAAGAACGACGCGTTGAACTGGTATGCGACCGCTTTCGCCTTCTCGTGCAGCACGACGGCCTGAATGTCGTTCTCCTGCGTGAACGAGCGTTCGAGGTAGTTGTCCACGTCCGCGTCACCGCCGAGGATTTTCAGCGTCTCGGTCGTCTGGTTGAAGGTTGGCGAACTCTCCGCCCATGCCCCGCCGACGCTGTTGAACGCCACCGTCGGCAGCGCCGTCTCCTGCGGGAAGGCGAGCGAGGAGCCGACGACCTCCATGAATGGCAGATAATTGAGTACCGCCGATTCCGCCACTACCGTCTCGATCACGCCCCGGATCAGCATACTGTTCGTCAACAAACTTGCCTGCGCCAGTGTCAGTGCCATTGCTCATTCCTTTCAGTCATTCCGAGTAGCCAGTAGCCAGTAGCCAGTAGTCAGAAAGAAAACGCGCGAAGCGCCTCCCGTATCAATTGACTACCGACTACTGACTACTGCCCCTTCAATCCCATCGAAATCTTCGCGAGCGAGGAGAGTTTGGCGACATCCACGCCGACGGGGCGGCCACCGCCGCCCGCCGCGACGGGAATCGCCGCCCTGGCGCGCTCAACGGTGCGCTGATACGCCGCCTTCGCCGCCTCCAGACTCGCCACCATCTCCCCGACGGTCTCGCCGCCGATCAATTCGGGTACGGTGTCCGGATGAGCCGCCGCAAGCGTCGCCCGCAGTGTCTGACGCTCCTCCGCGCTCAGGACGGCGAACGTTGCCGCGCCGCCCGTACCCGCCTCCGCCGTCGCCGCGCCACCGATCTCCGTCACCTGCGAGGGATCGGCTGCCCTCTGGGCAGTATGGGCTTCCGCCACCTTGATCTCGTCCATGCCGCACTCCTTTCATGGGTGCATCGGTGCAAAAATGGGGCGGTGTTATCCGCCCCACGCTTGTTCTCCCGGGTTGTTCCGACAAGGATGCGCTGTGTGCTGCAATCACCCCCCTTCTCTTCTTTAGGGCCGAGGACTGAGGACTGAGGACTGAGATAGCCTGCCCCCCACTCAGTCCTCAGTCCTCGGCCCTTCCCCGCGCCACGCGGTCGCGGAAGTCGTGGTCATCGAGGGCGCCGACGAGAGCGGCGCTCATCAGGAGGTCGTCGTGCGTTTCGGGATCGGGGACGCTCCACGCCATCTGCCGCCCAACGCCGGGGCGGACGGTGAAGGTGCAGGCCGCCACCTGCCGCCAGAACCAGCGCGTATCATCCGCGCCGTCGTCGAGGTACTCCTGATAGCGGCCCGCCGCGATGGCCGCAAGAAGCCGCCAGCCGAGATCGCTCTTGCTCGCCGCCGTAAAGACGAAGGGCGTAACAGTGTCGGGCGGGAGCGACGCACGAAGCATCGCCGCCAGGCCATGTCCGATGCCCGTCGCATCCACGATGACCGGCGCGCAGGCCGGATTGGCCCAGACGCGCTGCGCGAGGTCCACGATCTCCTCCGCGAGGACGACATGATTGACACCCGTCCAGACCCGACGATCCACGACGCGATACGACGGCAACTGGCGCTGCCACCGCCGCGGGACGAGCGTGCAATTGCGCGTCTCCGGCGGCACGATTGCCACGACGGTCAGCGCGGTGCTATCCCGCCGCGTTTCGTGCAGGGAGACGAACCCATGCCGTCCGGTCGCGGCCTGCGCGCCCGCTTCTTCCGCCTCCCCTGCGACATCCAGAAGAAGCGCATAGTGCGCGCTTCCGCCGAGATCCGCGCGGTGCTGGCGGGGGTGCGTGCCGCGCATCTGCGCCTGCTTCGCCGCGTCGAAGAGCATCCCGGCGTCGTCGAGCGGTTGGAGGCAATACTCCGTGCGAATGAAGGGGTGCTGCTCGCCCAGTTCCGCCATCCGCCGCCGCACCCGCGCCCCGTATGCCGGGACTTCGTGAGCGACGGCGCGCCAATCGGCAAGGAAGAGGTTCGGGGTTCGAAGTTCGGGGTTCGAGGAAGTGGCCCCGTCGTTCCTCGAACCTCGACCCTCGAACTCCGAACTCGCCGCCGTCATTTGCCGCGCCAACAGGGTGTTGCGCGTCCAGACGGTGCCGGCGAAGACGGTCGTGGCATTGGTGCTCGCGCCCATTGGGTCGAAGACGGCGTCCCACCGCTGCGATTCGATGTCCTGCGCCTCGTTGGCGACGAGCAGCAGAGAGGCGGTCGCGCCTCGCGCCTGCGCCATCGGCCCCGCCGAGACGAAGCGCGCCGATGCCCGCCCGACGCGGATGATATGTCCGCCCTCCGTCTCGATGTCCGGTGCGAAGAGCGTTGCGGCGCGCAGCCGCTCCTCGATGCGCCGCAGGGTGATCTGCCCCTGCGGCACGAGCGACGGCGCGGCGACGACGATCTCGCCGCCGTGC